TTCATATTATTTTTAGGTATAAGATACTTTTATAATTTGTGTTTTTTCTTCAGAAACACATTTTTGAATTAATTTATTTTTCTTCTCACAAATGTATATTTTATCTTTATTTTTTAAAACTTGATTTTCAAATTTAACCCATCCTCCAGAACAAACTTTGTATGTGTCTTTTTCTTTTTCTTCATCATAAAAGTAACATCTAGTTTGGACACCATCACTTAATTTGCTTAATTTGTCACATTGTAATGCAAGTTCTCTCTCTCCACAATAATAAATATTATCTCCGGAATTGATATAAATTCCCGAAGTAATCAAAGTCGCCAATATTCCAAATAAAGCTATTTTCTTTTTATCCATTTTAACTGCAAGCAAATACTCCTGCATCGCTTACTCCACAATCCCAATCAGTCCCATCTGGAGAGTACATTGTAATTTTTTGGTCAAATGAGGAGTTTCCTATTTTTATTTTACCAGGAAAAGCAGAATACCCTGCACTTAAAATTAAATCTCCCCCAATATAAGTCCCTGAATTTCCTGCTTGTATTTCTACATTTCCTGCTGTTTGTCCGTTTGCTCCTTTAATTGAGAAATCTACACCATCATTCGTTCCTGTTGAATCTTCTATCTTTATCATTTGGTCAGATGTATTCGAAAAATAAATTTCTTCCTCAAATTTTGATTTTCCATCTACATATAAAGCATTAGATCCTGCTGTTGAATAAACTGTAAATACATCTCCAGACGTTCCATCAAATTTTATATAATTTGCACTTTCTGTTGCTCTAAAATCTCCCCCAATATCTAATTTATAACTTGGTGTTAAAAGATTAATTCCAACTTTCCCATCATTATTTGCCATAAGAACATCTCCATCAAGTGTAGTTCCTTCTCCTCCCTTTAAAATTATATCACCGCCTCCTGAACCAGAACCTCCATTTAAATTTATATCCCCTGCTTTATCTGATTGTGAATATCCTCCAATTAAAGTGATTTCACCCCCAAGTGTTCCTTTTGAACCATTAATTAAAAAATCTACTCCATTTCCCACTGCATCTTGAATTTTTATTATTTTATTTGAATCATTTAAAAATAAGAAATTTCCTTTAAACTGTGAATCTCCATCAACATCTAAAGCTTTATTCACAGTTGAATAAATTTTAAATGCGTAGTCCGAGTTTGCATCAAATTTAATCCAATTTGAGTCTTCAAATGCATAGAAATCCCCTCCAATATCTAAATTATACTCGGGGCTAGCTTGATTAATTCCTATGTCACCAGTCGCTCTTTCAATTAACATAACAGAATTTTCAACATTATTTACTTCTCGTTTTAAATCTAAATTTCCCGCCGAGTTATAATACCATTTCCATCCATAAGTTGCACTTCCCATTTTCAAGGCGGCCACAGAATCAGACAAGGAGTTTAAATGTAAATCTGCATCTGCACTTGTTAAAGAATAAGTTGTTCCAATAATTGCTTGTCCATAAACATCTAATTTTTCATCAGCGTCTGTTTTTCCAATAGCAAGTCCCCCTCTTGAAGTTGCCATTGTAATGTCTCCTGTTCTTCCAGTAATTCTAAAATCCTCAACCATAGCACCACCAGCAACACTTGTTGTTAAAAATCGCAAAGTAGGTCTTGGTGCTGTTCCAGCCATATCATTTATCATTTCTATTTGTGCTCCAATACCTCTACCACTAACATCAGAAGTATAAAAATCAATACCATTAAGGACTTCGTCAACTTCCCAATCTCCAATATTTTTAGTATCTGTAAGTCTTATTCGTGGATTATCATCTTCAATATCTAGTAAAGCATTTGGGGATATTGTGCCTATTCCAACATCTCCACCAATAAAAGCATCATTACTCAAATAAAAGTCCTTATACCTTTTTGTTGAACTTCCAATATTAAAAACATTATCAAATTGTGGCAAAATTGAACTATTAATGTTTAATGTTTCTAAATTAATACCAGTCAAATTATAAAAATAACCAGTCTGTGCATAAATATCTCCATCAATAATTGAAAGTCCTCCACTAGTCCATCCACCGTTATAATCTTGTTGCCCATTGATTGAATTTCCACCTACTAATTTTGAATAAATAGTATTTGCATAAACCTGATTCCATGAAGAATTTTCTTTATTAACAAGTTGTAAACTTCCTGAAGAATTAAATTTAAAATCGTTTTCATCAGTTTTAAGGATTAAACTTCTTACCCCTCCAAGTTCACTTAATTGAATTTCTAAACCATCCCCATAAGAGTCTATTCTTTTATTATAAGAGTCAGCCCATGCAGAAGAACAAAAAGCTCCTGTTCCAACCGGTGAGTAACATATTTCTCCTAAAACATTTAAATCACCTGTAATTGTATCTCCTGAAATGTCCACATATAAATCATCTGTCAAAGTTTGATTAAAAGAGGAATTTCCTCCTATTCCAGACAAATAAGAACCATCTCCGAAGTAATAATTTCCAGAAATATTTCCCGAACAATTAACAACACCATAATCTCCCCCAATTTGACAAGTTGTTAAACTTTCATTTCCAAATTCTGACGGAGCTCCATAAGTTGAATAAGCTCCGAGAAAAGATAGTAAGCTCAAAAGAACACACAATAAAATAAGTTTTTTCATAGGTTTAAAACTCTCCCTTTTATTTTTAAATTTCCATCAGCATCAATAATCGCAACAACAACTGAATCTATTGTTAAACTGTAAGTTTTTTCTGAAGAATCATAAATCCACGCACTACTACCTGAACCTGCTCCCTTTTTTAACATAATATTCATCTTATAACATAATCTAATTTAATTTTTAATTTTGCATTTATTGGACTCATTGCGGTTATTTTTGGGTTAAATTCAAAAATCACCTTTTTAATTTCTTTTGGTTTTAATTCATCTATTGATTCATTTAATTTAATAAATTCTCCTTCCAATTTTAAAACAACATTCATATTAAAATTTAAATTATTTTTTACAAATATTTCACTTATTGTCTTGACTCCTGCATCAATAGTTTCAAACTCCACTTTTCCAAATATTTCCTTTTTACATTCCTTATCTAAAAAAAGACTAATCTCTTCCAATTTCTCCCTCTAATTTTTTTAAAAGTTCCTGTTTTCTTTTTTTAATTTTCATATCTTCTTCTTTTAATTTTAAATCGATGTCTTGGTCTATTTGTTCTTCTTCTTTTTTTTCATTAATTGCATCAAGTAAGGCCTTTGTTACTTTGTGTTGTACTGAGGGGGATGTATTAAAACTTATTCCAATTTGTTCTTTTAAATCTTTTTTAACTTCTTTTTTTTCTTCTTGACTTTGTTCGTATTCTTCTTTTGAAATGAAAACTAAGGTACTTCTACAATTTACATGACTTGGTGGACTTTGTCCTTCCCAACCAGAAGAATCTTCAAAATCTTCATCAATTTTTACTATTTGACCATCAAGTCTTCTACAAATAGGAGAAGTTCTATCATCTTTATGAGTAATCCATTTCTTCATCATTTCTAAACCCGACCCTTTCATTGCTAGAAGTTTCCCGTTGTTTTCCGCTCTGTTTGTTTCTGTTCTAGCGATCATTTCTGCTCTGTTCTCCCCAACATTAAAAACTCTTTCAACTCTGCCTTTAAGTTTATTGATTCCTTCTCCGTTTATGATTCCTCTTTCTAATTCTGCTTTTAAATCGTTTGCGATTTCTTCTGTCATTCCTTTAATATTTCCGAAAGTATATTCTTGTAAAAATTCTAGTGCTTTTTCATTATATTGAACATTTCTATCTATTTTCTTTTCAGAATAATCCCATCCTTCACTAAATTTAGAATTTATAATCTCATCGCTTATTTTCTTAAATGTAAAAAAAGAAAATATCTTTTTAATCATTTTAGGGATATCATCTATCCCCTTAATAATCATTAAAGGTTCTTTTTTTGTTTGGGATTCCAAAACATCAATAATATTCTTTTTATTTTCTTTCAATAATTCAACAATAGAATTTTTTAGTTTTCTTTCCCCCATTTCCTCGTTTGGTTGTGAGTCTGTTCTTATTGCCTTAAATAAAGTTTTTCCATTCATTTGGTCTCGGTCATCTTGTGAATCTTGATTTATTTGATTTACCTCTTGTTGATTTGGGTCTATTAATTGTCTGTCTGCCTGTTGGTTTCTTTCTGTCCGCATTGTGCTTGTTTCATCTCCACCTTCTAATGAATCTAAACCTTCTAATGCTCGAATCTCATTCACAGTTTTTAAATTGGAATCAGTTTGTAATTTGTAAAGGGACCATTTTTTAGTTTCCTCATCTACATCAAATATTTTATATTTGTATTTTATGCCTTCAAATCCAAACTCCGAAACAATCTCAGTATTAACATAGTATTCAATTAATCTTAACAATGGATAAATAATACGTCTTTTTGCAGCGGAAGTTTGAACGATTTGATTTGCAGAACCTTTGGCATCTTCAGTGAATCCTAATTCTGTCGCAGTTAAACCATAAATTGACCAGACCATTTTCGCCCACCATTTTTGACTTTCAATTAGTTCTAACTCTTGGTTCGTAAATCCCAATCTTTCAAATTTAGGTGTTCTGTTAACCATTGCCAACTTATGAAAAACTTTCTTCCAGTTTCCCAAATCATCCGTTTTCTTTTGTGATTCAGTCCATTGTTGTCCGAACGCTTTCATGTCCTCAGTACTTAATCCATCTAAACCTAAAACTCCCGGTGGAATAGAATTATCACTAAAATACTCCAAATTATGTTCAACAGCATAAATTAACGTTTGAACGGTTTTTTGTAAGACATCCATAGGTGACCTTCCATAAATATCGTCTGTTCTTACTTTCTTTTCAAACCACACTATCTCTCTTTTTCCATAAGGAATCGGTTTTGCTCCTGTACTAAATCCATATTGAAAATAAGCACCTTTTTCTTGTGCTTGGTCAGGTGTTAAAAATCCTTGTAATAATGGATAACCATTATTTGAATCATAATCTTTCTCATCATAAATATTCTTCATCAAAATTATATCAGCTCTATTGGTAAACATCCCATAAACATCCGGGTTTTTTGTGAAAGAGATTCCATCTCTCGCCACAATTTCTACCATCTTTCCGAATGAATTAAAAACCTTAACCATTATCCCAGAGTTAATTTCTAATAAATCCGATAACATCATCTTTACTATTGTTTCCCAACTTTCAGGATTTGTGTTTGGATTCATAAAAAAATCTTCTACTATCTGCATTTCTTTTTCTTTTCCAATTATTTTGTTCCCATCTTTGTCTTCTGCAACAATTCCCCAAGGAATAGAAACAACTTCGTCCATAATTGCAGTTGTACACATATCCACATAAACAGAACTAGCTAGCTGTCTTTGATAAACTAAATTTTTATATCTTGGATAGCCGAAAGGGGGTTTATAAAAGAAATTCGGGATATAGGCTTTAGGTTGTCCTTCTCTTGATTGTTCAAAAGCTGATACTACTCCACTACCTTTTGCTTTTTCTCCGATTAACCCAAAAAAGTTTTTAAAATTCCTTTCCATGAATATAAAGTGATAAGTTAGTTAATTGTTTTAATTTTATAAAGTTTCTTGTCAAAATTACGAATTTCTATTTTTATAAGCATATGAATTTAAATATGATGCATATAATCTGGAACATTTTTTTGAACAAGTCTTTGAATTAATCTGTCTTAATTCATAAAATAATCTTCTACCTTTTTTAAAATTCTTGGCAACATAAAATTTATTATTGCAACCCGGACAAACACATGTTCTTTCATAACAATATTTTTTATAAAATAATTCTCTTTTTATCATTCTAAGCAAAAAACCAAGCACCCCCTTTTGACAAATTCATTAATTCCAAAGCATAACCTAAGGCTATTGGAATGTCCGGGTGTATTCCCGCCTCTACTAATTTTCCATCTGACAAGGCATAAGAAGTGCATTCTGCCAATAATCTGTCCGCAAGTAGTTTATCTTTTTGGGTTTTATAAGGAATTATGAACCTTTTATTTTCAAATGCCGTACCTAGACGCATAATTAAGTTTATTTTTCCAACTGTGTGTCTCTTATTTGTAAAGTCATAGTCTCCTTTTTTTCTTTCTGCGGGGTCGCTTGAAGAAGTCCAAAACAAAGTCACTGGCAAATTCCACTGATTAATGTCTTTACTTATTGACTTAATTGAATTTTCTTCGAGGCCAATTTTATCAAATTTATATCTTGGGTTAAATTCATCCCTAATCATAGTCATTTGTTCATTAACGGATAGTCCTCTTTCTTTTTGCCCATGCAATAAATAATAAAAATTATCTTTATTACCTAATCCAAAAAATGCCGATTCATCTGCTGTTACTCTGTCTGAAAATGCAAAATCTACTCCCATTGTCTTTAAACTAAATTTCATCTCAAAAACATCTTCAGAACTTAAATCCTCCCTGAAACAAGATGTTATCCATTCTCTCTTAATTAAAGAACTTTGGTTGTCTATAGGGTCATTTAAATATTCCTGTTGAAATGAAACTGAGCCAATATTGAACTTAATATCTTGTAATTTTTTTAAAGTAAATCTTTCTGGCCATAATATATTTTTTAATTCTTGGTCACAAGCACGAAATATTTTCCCTTTATGCAATTTTATTTTATTCAAAAGCAAAGAATCCGGGTGTAAAATAGTCCCAATCATCTTAAATTTCCCATCAATGTCTAGACTTGGAATTATAACATTATTCAGTTTATTTTTGTCTTTGAACCTTAATTCTGGATTTAAAACACGTTCGTCTGATTCAATATCATCTCCAATTATCAAGTCCGGCCTGTTATTCCTATATTTAAATCCCCTTATATTTTTTTCAAAAGATGCAGCCTCAAGCCTACACCCCCCAACATCAAAACAATCCTCTCTGTCTTTTCCTGTGTCGTCACGTTCTGGTCTAGGAGTTAAATCTCCCCAAATAAACCTAAGCATTTTATTATTTTTAAATTCGTATCTGATTGGATCTATAAACTGAACTGTTTTTGCATGATTTTGAGAGATATAAACGATATATTTGGCTAATTTGTTCACAATTACATAAGAAAGATAGATGATACCCGTCACAGATGTCTTCCCATGCCCCCTAGGAGCCGCCAAGGCTCCATTTTCGTCATCAAACAAGAAGTAATATATGTCCATGTGAAAATCGGGTATTTTATTGCTTACAGTATTCGGAAATATAAACTCACTATATAATTTAATATTTTC